TATATTCACTTCCATCTGCATGGAGAACTCTTGCAATTTCTTGATGTGTTATACAGTTTGATGTCATAAGAAAAAATAAATTATAAATGCAGTTATTACCATCATTAATAAATGAAATGGTATAAACCATTTAGATTTGCTTGACCAAGGTCTTGTTTTTGTTATCCTATCCATTTGTATCCCATCCCTATTAATTCTTTTTGTTGTTGAATTGCTTTATCAATATCGACTTTATTTACTGATATCATTGCACCATTTGTATTTGTGATTTCCACATAATCATCAAAGATATTAAAATTAACTGAATGTCCTTCATTAGTTAAAATACCTTTAAATACCATGTTTGGATAACCTTGACATTTCATAATAACTCCTAAAATCTGGCGGGATGGAAAACAGTTGCAACACAATCGCGTGTTAAATAGTGTTCAATTTGTTGTCTATCGTTTTCCTGTCCCTGCCCGAGCATTCAGCCCCTATTGTTAAACCATTTTCTAATTGTATAAACTCTAGTATATGCAACTATTGTAATAATACCTGTAACCACTGTTCCGATTAAAAAAGTATTGTTCCATGCAAATACATCTATAAAAAGAAACAACAAAAATACATTAAGAGGGTAGTTTATCATCAACCCTGTTCCTACTGTAGTTGCAGTTTCTTTGTGAATTTCTCTACTCATGATGCTTGTCCTGTAAGATATGCATCTATTAAATCATCACCAGTTTTTCTAATTCCAAAGGTGCAAACTTCTTTACCATTCCTTTCCCTAACAATAAGTCCACTGTTATATTCTGTATCAGTGACATTTCCATTCTTTTCAATGTCTGCTTTTGATTCAGCAGTTTCATAATACATAGATGTTATTCCATGCACATGAATAGATTTAACACCATCTGCCCATTCTTCTGCTTCTAATAAAACTCTTTGTCTTTGCACTTTATAATCAAATTCACCCATTATTCAAAACTCCTTATCCTTGCTGGGATAACTTTATTCCAATTACAATCATCACAAACTCTATCTTCGTAATTTTCAAGAACTGGTTGTGGATTGTTTCCATATCCCTCATATGACCCAGTGCATAACGCACAAGGTCGAGGAGAACTAGATGACTCTAGTGAGGTCTTACTATATTGTGAAGTCATCTTTAACATTCTCCTCTTGAACTGTATCTGATTCTAACTCATCACCTAAAGGATTTACACCTTCATCAACCTTAGTGTAAAGGTCAAGGAAGGATGCTTTGGTGTCTTCATCGAATCTTGCAAGACAGACTTCAATGGACTTCAACTTGTCATTGAACATTGAGTATGCTTTTGCAATGTGAACTAATCTTCTAGTTGATATCACTTCATCAACTGCACCTTCGTAGAAAGATTTTCTGATAACATCAGCCCAGTCTACAAGTTTGTCTGCAAAGTCATCATCATTGACACCAAGGATTGCAAAGTCACCTTTGACAATTTTCTTCTCAGTAGTCACTGGTGGATATTCTTGTTCAAGACAAATTGCAAACCTTTCAAGGAATGCTTCGTTCAAGATGTTAGTTCCAATGAATCTACCATCCTCAGAACCTTTACCTTTAGTGTTTGCAGTTGCAACCACTGTAAATCCTTCTGCTGGTTTTACAAACTCACCAGTCTTCTTGATTAAGTAACCACCACCTTCTAGGATGGATTGTAAACACATAATCTTGTTTGATGCAAGGTCAACCTCATCAAGAAGTAATACTGCACCTTTTCTCATTGCTTTAAGAACAGGGCCTTCTTTGAAGACAATGTTACCATTGATTAGAGTATTTGAACCAATCAAATCATCCTCATCTGTTTCGATGGTGATATTGACTCTGAATAACTCCTTCTTGAGTTTTGCACAAATTTGTTCAACCATCAAAGTCTTACCATTACCACTCAAACCAGTAATGAATACTGGGAAAAAGATTCCAGACTTAAGGATTGACTTAAGGTCTTTGAAGTGACCAAAAGGAACATAATTATCCATAATAGATGGGATAACTGAAATATTCTCATCAAGAACATTTACACCAACTGTAGATGTTGGAACTGGAACTGTCTCAACAGTTTGAACAGCTTGAACTGGAACTGGTTGAGAATAATTCTCTGGAACTACAGATTCAATGGAATAAGTTCCATAACCTGCTTTGAATTGTGGATTTCTAAATAACCACGATGGTTTAGGAATACCTGCTGTAAGACAGATTTTCTTTACTGTGGATTTTGAAAACTCCACTTGATTAGGAAACTGTTCTGCAGCTGCATCCAGAAACCTATAATGATTTGCATTCAAATTCATAATTTATACCTCACTATTTTTGAATTTTTTAACATATGTGTATTATACTAAAATATGTACCTATCACGCAACCTTCTTAACGAAGTGTTGAAGAATTTTTCTTTGGGACATTTTGTTATTACCCATTCTTTTCATTGCACCCTTTAATGCTTGTTTAGTTGCACCAACTTGAACATCTAAAGTATCATCTTCTGACACTATACCCATTTTCTTTTTGTTTAGAATGTAGAACTCTTTGTATCCACTTTTCTCAGTAGTTGGAACTGAGTATCCACCTTCTTTTCTGAATACTTTGTATCCTTCTTGTTTTGTATCCCAGTCTTGATATTCACCACTGAACATATCAACTGCACTATCGAAATCATTATGTTTGTTTTTACAAATGAAAAACCCAACAGTATCAACACCAGTAGTTTGTTCTATCCATTTAAGAAGATTATCTGTGCCTCTTCTTTTACCTTTTTTGGTATACGAAAAAGTATTTTTAGTTCTTCTGTCGTGGAAGAATTTATCATCACTGTATCCAAAACAACTTAATGACATACTGTGACCATCGGTAAGAGTCACAAATTGCAGTTTGTCAATTCCATAGTTGTGTTTGAAATCTGCAATGTAGTCTCTGATTACCATCAATGACTCATCGAGTGGTGTGCCACCTAAAGAATAGTTGTAGTCTAGACCATAATCTGCTTGAAATCTGTCACCTTTATTAGCACCATGGTAGTAATAACTTCTTCCATTACACATTGATTCGAGTTGTGCATTCATAACTACTGCACTCTCAAAGAAATCTTTTTTGTTCATCTTGTCAGAGAATAATTCGATGAGTTTGAATGCAGAATGAGGTTGAAATTTGTATTTATCATATTCTGTTTCTCTTAATCTTTGTTCAGCTTCAGCATATCCAGCACCTCTATATGCATCAGTAAATGCATAGACTCTGTGAGGAATACCAACTCTTCTACAGAACATTGTAAGAACTATTGTTTGTTCATAGGTTTCTCTGATTGCATCATACATAGAACCAGACCAGTCAACCAACATGATAACACCATGGTTTTTACCATCTGGAACTACAGTTGCTCTTTTGAATATATCATCTTTGAGTAAGTATTCGTGAATTCTTGACATATCAATCTCACCAGTTTTTGCAGACATTGACTTTTTGTATGCATCTGCAGCTTTTCTCATATCAAATTCTTTTGCCATGTAGTTGATTATGTTCTTATTGAAGTCAAAAAACTTTTGAGTATACTCTCTGGAGTTTGCAAGAGTATCACAATATTCAGATTTTTCTTTTGTAAATGAATAAGTAATTTCTTGCATTACTCTTTTGTAAGGAAGAACTAAATCTTTGAATTTAATTTCTTTAGAATTGAAATCTAAATAAGAAGGTTCTCTATCCCAAGTCTCTTCCATGTTTTTGTGAAGTTTGTCTTCATTGTTTCTGAAATTTTTATCAGTAATAGATTCATTAGGTTTGTCTTCTGCATTACCACTTTGACCACCTTCACCTTCACCACCTTTTAGGTTTCTACCTTTTTCTTGTTCACCTTCACCAGTTTCTTCGGATTCTTCATCACCTTCTTCTGCATCTTCATCATCAGATTTTTCAGTTCCTTTTTTACCATCGGTTTCACCTTCTTCTGATTCTTCTTCTGATTCTAATTCACCACCTAATGATTGTTCTGCATCACCCTCTTCTTGTTCTTGTTCATCGAAGTCTTGAGGCATTGTATCACCATCACCTTCTGAGGTTTCTACACTTTGTGCAGAAGTATCTGTTTGTGGTTGTAAATCTTCTAACTTAGATAACTCATAAAGATAGTCTGCCATCTTGACTACTTTTTCCCAAGTATCCATTTTGGTATCCATCATAGTTACAAGTTTTAACTCCTCTGGAGAGAAGTCAACCATAAGTTTATGACCAATTTTGAAATAAAGATTGATTCTATCTATGAATGCAAGTTTGTTTACATCATAGTTTTTGACCCCAAAGAAATCAAGGTCGACATGTAATTCTTTATATGCATCATAGAAGATTCTTCTAAGACCAGCATATTTGTTTTTGATATGTTTTTCGATTCTGATATCTTCTAAGACATTAAGATATCCTTTGTAAGTTGCACCTTTGTCACATACTGCATCGTGCCATCCATCTGCTGGAGTGATAAGTGCATGTCCAACTTCGTGACCCATAAACAAGTCATAAAGTTGATTAGACATTTCGTCCTTAAGTATAGGACAAACCAGTTTTCTAGTGTCTGGTTCGAAGTATGCAGTAGGAACTTTTTTATGTTCTATAACTAAATCCTCAGTTGCAAGTAATCTTGCAAGAGAGTCTTTTTGTGTTCTAAGTGTTTCTGTATTTGACCTCATGTATACATTATATGAAAAAGTGTACCTATATGTCAATGGCGGTCTGTAGGAGAATCGAACTCCTCTCTCTGCCGTGACAAGGCAACATTCTCACCGATGAACTAACAGACCATTCATTAAGTATGTATTATATAGGAAGATGTACCTATGAGTCAATCTTTTCTATATTGAAATAGTTTGCCCACCATTGTCTAACTGTTTCAGAATTCACTCCTACATTGACTGAATCTGGATTAGGGTTTGCAATTAAGTCTCTCCATCCACCCTGTTTATTAGTTCCTTCTGTCCCATGAGATTGCAGTTCCATTTCTTCTGCTTGGGTTGTATACCAAATAGGTGCTGTCATTCTATCTGAACCCTTTCCATCAACATTTGCTGGATGAACACCATGAAAATGTTTCATACTTTCAAAAATTACACATGTTCCTGTTTCTGGTTTACATATACTTCCATCTTCAAAATATGTTTCACCACCCTCAAAGTCATCATTAAGATACAAGATAGATGCAAAATCAGTATAAGGAACTACATTGATAACATCTTCTTCGTTATCCATAAACTCTAAAGGAGTTCCTTTTCTTGCTTCCATGGGAACTTCATAAAGTGGTTTGGCCATAACATCAATATGCATTGCTTGACCTTTACCAGCAGGCCACCACATAAGTTCGGATTGTTCTGGGTATGCCCTTTCTCCATAGACTTTCCAGATTTCTGATATGGCTTTGTATTGATACTCTGCCATGATTCTCTTAACTTCTAAATTACGAATACTGACCATAGGTATCCTACGACCATTGTATTGTTCAGCTGCATCATCGTGTGTAACTAGATTGAAATTAATCTTGTGATACTTTATCAGTTTCTGGCACTGTTCCTTCGTCAGGCAATTTGGGATTGTTGCGATGATGTTCTCTGGCAAATTGTATAAACTGTTCTCTTGCTCTTGCATATTGCTTTTCTCTTTTCTGTTTCTTTTTCATTGCTCTTTCTAATTTTAATCTAGAAAGATAATCTATAAACAGAATACCCTGTAAGTGGTCATACTCATGTTGAAAACATCTACATGTCATTCCACTAAATTCTAATTCTTTTAGTTCTCCATGTTCATCTTGCCACCTTGCACGAACCCAACTAGGTCTGGAAATATGTGCAAAGATTCCATCACAGCCTGGTGTAAGACATCCTTCTTCCATTAATACAGTATCTTCTGATACTTCTAGTATCTCTGGATTTGCAATAAACATAGATTGTTCTTTATTTGCACCTTTCATTACAAATACTGAACAGTCATAACCAACTTGATTTGCAGATAGTCCTACTCCACCATTATCAAACATTTCGTCTATTAATTCATTTTTTAATTCAATAGGGTCTTTTAATGGGTTATCAAAATCAAAAAACTTTGTTTTGGTTCTTAATAATGGATGGTCTTTATGTAATAGTTTCATGGTGCAATGTGTCTAAAATTGTTGTTTATATCTATCCATTCATACCAACCAGTGACAACATATTTAGTTTTACTAATTGGTGGATTCCCTCTATGGATATGTGTAAAGGCTGCAGGCCAAACTAAAAAATCACCTTTTTTTGGTGGATATCTTAATTTTTGATGCAAAAACTCTGTTTCTCCACCCTCTTCAATATCATTAAGATACAACATCCATGCAAGAACTCTTGTAGAATGACTAGGTGCATGTTCACAATGCCACAAATGATATCCTTCGCCAGGTTGAGTTTTTTGTATTTTACAATCAATTGCCATTGGTTTATCAAAGCCTGGATATTGATTCCAGTAATGTTCTAAAATATCACCATTTATATACCTTAAAAAATCATGAAATTTATCATCACCCATTATTTCATTGTCTTTACTTTGTACTGCTGGTTGTATATGATTATAGGAAGTAGAAGTATCAGCTTTTTGGTATTTATTGCCATCATCGTTTTCTTGTCTTGTACCAACCTTTCCTACTGATTCACAAAACTTATAGTAATTTATAAAGGCTTCTATGTGTTGTGGTTTAAACCAATTTTGATAATGACCAATAAAATCTGTATATTCTACTGTTCGTTCTTCTACTTTTTCGTGTTCGTCCATACTTCATTCCACACCCTATCAAACTCATTAGGGTCTTCATAATATTCTGTTATATTGTTTACTGGTTGTTCTATTTTCCTTGTTGTTAAATTTTTTAAGTCTATTGGTTTATGAGAAGTATCTAAACCAACAGTTTCAATAAGTTTTTGTGGTTCATTAACTAAATCTTCATATGCAATCCAACCATCTGTAACTGGTATGGAGTTGATTATATATCTTTCTATAGATGATTTAAAACCTTTTATATTGTCTACATCTACTTTAAGTTTACCAATTAAACTTTTTCTCTTATTAAGTATATAGTCTGCACTTGAATCATCAACTGCATGAAAAGATTTTACCCCAGCTGTAAATGCTAGATTTAAGGATACATACCATGCTTTAATATTTTTTCTATACAATGTAAATATTTTATACCCATACTTTTCTTTTAGTATTTCTGGTTTTACATATTTAGATTCATCCCATATGTTTGCACTAGTAATTGGTAATCGTTTACCTTCTTCAAGTAAACTAAAAAATTCATCTGAGATTTCTTGATAGTTAGTTCCAAATGGATGGTCAAATTTATAAGTATCTAAAGATATTCCAGCAAAAGGTTCTACTGGATTTTTTAAATGATTGAAGTATGTTGGTAAGTCAGTTCCCCACACTGAATTTGCAATTGCATTAATTATATTTTCTTGGTCATGTTTAGGTATTATTTTTGATGATACTAAGTTTCTAAAAACTAATTGATAAGCAAGATACGAACCTGTCCTTGCATGTGTATTAAATAAAATCATTTTGAATTTTGGACTCTGGAGAAGTTTTTAACTTTTTCAAAAGTCATTGTGTGTCTAAACTTCTCTGTAAGAATGTCTCCTTTATGTGAAATAATAAATGTGTTAGTATCACCATCTAAAGTATGCAGTATCTTTAAGAATTCATCTGTCCCA